TTGGCTCCGTGTGCGTATCCGTGTATCATCGCTATCGGGCCGAGACGGAAGACGCCGCGGTCGGCGTGGTAGGGCAGGATGGTCTTGGCTCCGCATTTGCGTGCGTGGGCGTTGATGTGGTCCTTCACGCCTTGGCAGTAGTCGCGGACGAGGGCGGAGCCGGAGCCCTGGGCGAAGTCGAGCCTATGCTCGTGGTTTCCCCATAACCATACATTGGGTCTCCAACGGTCGAAAAATTGTTTCCCCTCATCCAGATCGGCCTGAAGGGATTCAGCGCCTTCCTTGTCCGTGCCGACGCCCTTACGCAGGGAGCGGAAGTCGTACTGATCTCCACCGGCAATCTTGAGGACGCTGCTCCCGCCGAAGTCCTTCGTGAACTCGTAGAGCGCGGCCAAGGCCTCGGGGTCGGCCATGTCGCCATGACTGTCGGAGGCGTAGATGAACTTGGTCAGCTTGCTCATTTGGTCAGGTGGGGAATGGGTTTGCCGGCGTCGTAGGCCGCGAGCATCTCGTCGCGGTGACGGCGGGCGGTCTCCAGGTCTTTGCCCAGGTTGTGGACGATGTCGGTCTTGCGCCGGCGGATGCGAAGCCACCAGCAATCGCCCTGCTTCTGTAGGTGGTGGTTAGGGTTGTCGGTCTTGATGAAGGCGGGCTGGTCCTTTCGCCCGGTGCGGGTATACTTGGGACAGGCGAGGAGGAAGGCCACGCGCTCGGCGGAGATGCCGATGCCCTTGGCCCATGCGATGGTCTCCTCCATGGACATGGGCTCTTCCACGATCAGAGATTCCACGTCTTGGCCAGATGACGCCCTTCGGCGAGGATGCACTGGCGGGAGTTAGGCGCGAAGACGAACTCCTGGTCGAAGGAGTGGAACTGCTTAATCTCGCAGATGCTGTCGAGCTCCTCGTCGTTCGCGGGGCCGATGCCGGCCGTGGAGACGTAGACGGTGCGGACCTTCCAGCCGAGGTTCCAGAGGATGGACTGGGACACCCGCAGCTCGTTGATATAGCGCCAGTCGGAAACGACGACCGTTTCGGGGGCGACCTCATCGGGGCCCATCTGGATCGGGACGAAGTGGGCGAGGTTCTCGGCGAAGACGTCCGGGTTGAGGGAGCGGGCGAACTTGCCCAGGGTGACGAGCACGTCCCGATGTTTCACCTTGAACGGCTCCGAGTGGAAGTCCCCCTCTAGGTTAAGGCTCCACATGAAGTCGTTCGCGGCGTCCTTGAGGTGAGCGGCGAAGGACGTCTTGCGCGAAGGACGGCGGGACCATTCAAGGATGCCTTCCGCGAGGGTGTCCTTCCCCGCCCTTGCGAAGCCGGAGATCAGGACAAGGGTCGGGGCGGACATGGGTTCCATTAGGCGGCGGTCTCGTTGGCCTTGCGGATGGCCTTGGCGAGGCGCGCGGCGATGCGGGTCTGGCGGCCTGACATCTTCACCTTGCGCCTGACGCGGCGGAGTTTGATGTCGGGGTTCTTTAGCAAAGCGTCGATGAGGGCTTCCCGCAGCTTGATGTGGTTGTCCATCAGAAGGGCGGGTTCTCAGGGGTGGGCTCGGCGACCGTGGGCTTCTGGGAGCCCTTAGGGTAGACGAACTTGTAAGACCAGACGGGCTCGCCGTTGTAGACCTTAGGATTGCCGGCCTTGTCCTTAGCCTGGGAGACTTCGACTCCGATGAGGCAAGTCTTGCCGCAGGCCGGGTCGAGGTACTGGAGAAACTCTGCCGGCGTTGCGTCCATCCTGATCTCGTTGGTGAAGTTGTTGGAGAACTTCCCGACCAACATCGCGAGGGGCTTGCCGTACTGCGTCGAGAAGTTTTTCCAGAGGCAGTTGCCCTTGTCGTCGAGGAAGAAGAGGCGGCAGGAGGCCGTGCCGTCTTCCCAGACCTTGACCTTGTCGGTCCCCTTGGGGCGGATGAGCTTGAGTTTGTACGTCCCGCTCTGGCTGATCGTGGTGAGGGGGGCTTTGTCGTTGTTGGGTTCCATGTTAGGCATTGGGAAAGTTAGCGATGCATTGACGGACCGCCTTGAGGTTGAAGCGCTTCGTAACGACGTGACCGACGGCGAACTTGAAGGCCTCGGAATAGGAGTCGGAGTCAAACCAGGCTTCGGCCTTGGTCGATGCCCGGAAGGGCCACGGCTCAATGTAGAACGGGTGAATCGTGCGGACAGAGAGGTCGGCGAACTGGGTCACATCCTCCCACGTCACGTCGGCGTGGCCGGCCTTGTTAGCGATGCCACGCTCGTTGACGATCCAGTCGCGGTTCTCGAACCAGGTCGGAACCTTGAGGGTCTTGTCGGGTAGGTTTACCATGTTAGGCGAAGTTGATAGGGGCGGCGGTGGTCGTGGACTTGATGTCGATGACCTGGACCTCCTGCGGGTAGGACGGCCAAACGCCCGTGGCGCTGCATTCCTTGTAGAGGGTGATGGCCTTCTCGAAATCGGCGACGGCGTAGGACATCAGCTCAGGGCCGACCTCCGCAATCGCCCACGAGAACGGGGCTTCCTTCTCGACGAATAAAAATCGGAAACCGAGAGGGCGTTTGCCCGTGGCGAGCTCGTAGACCAGGCGATACCAATAGGCCTGCAGGTTGTAGCGATATGATCGGATGCTCTTGAGCATACCAGCGGGAGTCGCTTCACCGGCGCCTGTGGTCTTGATGTCCCAGAGGTAGTCGCCAGCCACGCCGTCGATGGCGGCCTTGAGCGGGACGCCGCAGTAGTCGACATGGTACATGACTTCGGTCGCGTCGAAGACGACGCCGTGGGTCTTCAGCGCTTGGCGGGCGGACGCGGCGACGAGATGGCCGAGAGCGGACTCCTCATAGTCGAGGATGGTCTTGCCGGCGTTGGCCGTGACGAACTCGCTCCAGATAGCCTTTCCCTCTTTAGTCCGCCGATCACAATCCGGGGCGGTGACGTAGAGGTCGTCGAGCGTCTTCGGTTCAAGGACGGCCGAGTGAACGAACGTGCCGAACTTGAGCGCCTTGGTCTCTTCCTGGGGCGTGTTGATGTAGGCCTGATAGTGGGCAGGCGAATTGCCGACGAGGACTTTCGCGGCGGACTGGTTCAGCGCCGGGAAGGCGCGGTACTCTTTGCGGTCGTGGATTTGGGGCATGGTGTGCGTTTGGGGGAAAGGGTCAGAGGGCGGCGTCGTCTTCGCTCGGGTTGTGCTCTTCGACGTGCGCCGAAAGGAGGTTGCAAAGGTCGATGGCGTTGTCTGCAGCGAGGGCGATGCGGTCGAGCTGATTGCGGAGGACGCGCTCATGGGCGATGACGGCCTTGATGCGGTCATAGATCGGTTTGACGTGATAGGCCTCCTCGATCTTGTCGGCGTCCAGGGCGTCGAGCTCGTTGTTGACGGCGATGATGGACTCGGCGAGCGCGTTGGCGTCACCGGCGATGCCCTCAAAGGAGTTTGGGCGCAGGGTGGCCAGTTCGCCGGCTAGTTGCGTCAGGAGGTTCCTGAGGTATTCGCGGTTCGTCATTTGGTGAAGGTAAGTTCTTTGACTTCGCCGTTCGGTGCGAGCGTAAAGAATCGGACGACGGAGCGGGAGAAGGACGGGTAGGTCTTGCGCTTCCAGGCGTTGAGGTCGGTCAGGAAGTCGGCGTGCTTGCGGGCGGTGAACTCGACGTACGGGAAGCCGTCCAGGAAGAGGAGCAGGGCGTATTGCCTCGGGACGGTGGCCGCGATCTTCTCGATGCCTTTGGGCACGTCAGCCATTGTTGCGGGCCTCCTGCCATTCCTCGACGGCGTCCACCAGTTCGGACGGGTCGATGCGCTTGGCATGGCGGATGCAGTACCAGAGTTGGTCGCCGGCCTCGCGCATTCCCTCCAGGCGTTCCTCCAGCTGCTTGATGCGGGCGTCCTTGGCCGCGAGGAGGTTCTGGCCGTGCAAGGCCCCCATGGCGGCGGAGATGGGGTCGAAGGGGTCGAAGGGCTTAGGGTCGCTCATTTGGTCAGGGGGCGAGGGGTGGGGGAGAAGGCAGGGGCGGACTGGGAAACGGCCGCAGAACGGAAGCCAGAGGCCGCCACGGCCCCATCGTCGTCGAGGTCCACGCTGATAGAGCAGGCGGTCTGGATGGACTGCCGGCGGATGTAGGTGATCGCGCCGCCAATCTTCTGGGCGTCGAGGCCCTCGGACTTGACCATGAGTCGGCCGAAGTCGAAGCGCTCGCCGGAGGTGTGTAGGAAGGCGGTCGAGACGCCGACCTTGCCCTCTTCGGAGATGAGCGTCTGGATCAGGGCGAGGTTGTGGTCGAGCAGGACGGGCTTGATGGCGTCTAGCAGCGCGTCGAGGGAGACGTAGCGGTTCTTGAAGCCCGGGTTGACCTTGTTGGCCTTGACGTTGTCGAGCTGCGCGAGAGCGGCGACCAGGTCGGCCGTCGCGGTGTTGGGGGATGTGGGTTCTTTAGGCATAGGGAAAGGGGAGGTCAGTCCTTGCGGATCAGGTCGCGGATGTCGGTCTTTCCGATGGACTCCTGGAGGACGGAGAGGGAGACCTGTCGGACCTTGCCGTCGATGACGATATTGTACGCGGGGCCGGAGGGCTTGAGCGTGCTGGTCAGGGGCTTGGCGAGGACGCCGTCGGGGAGCAGGATGTAGCGCGTGCCCGGGATGACCGCGTAGGCCTGAGCCTCGGGGATGTTCTTGATGGAGGTTTTCTTCATAGGTTGGGAAAGGTTACAAAAGAGGGGGAAGGGTCGAGTTATGTTAACTCAGTTGATGGCGCCACGCTGGGCGGCATCGTAAATCAGGACCGCGTCGGCGTTCCAGAGGGTGATATCGAGACGGCTGCCGTACAGTTCCAGCGCACGGGCTTTGATGTGGTTTTTCCAGCCCTTGCCGTGGTCCTTCTTCTTGCCCAGGGAGTGAGCGGCCTGCCACGATTGGGGCTTAACGCGGTGAATCTTCCAGCCCATGGCGACGGCGGCGCCGTAGATCATGCCGAAGTTCTGGGCGAGTCGGGCGATAGAGGCGGCGGGAATCTTCGGGCCGTAGCCGGCGGTGGAAGGCTCCTCAAGGAAGAGCTCGACGTCCTTTGCCTTCAGGGAGATGTCGGCGATATACTGAGCAACCTCAACATCGGTCGGAGGCATCTTGTCGGCGGTAATCTCAGGGTCGCCGGTCTTGGACCAGACGAACGCCCCGGACTGACCGGGGTCTACTGCTATGAGGATATGCGCCACAGGTCGAAACTTTCAACGGGTCAAAACCTTTTGCGAGCGGAATAAATTAGCCACGCGGAAGGCGTAGTCGTTCGCCCTAAAGTCTCGGCTGCGGGCCTCCGACCATCCGACGTTCCAGACGAGCGCCATCTGTTCGGGGGTCGGGTCGGTCATGCCGATGCGGTGGAAGTTCGCCCTGATCCAGCGGAGGTGCGAAGCGGCGACCATGTCCTGGGCGGTAGCGTCGCGCCACTTAGACCAGGGGAATGCGTAGTGGCCCTCGGCCTTGAGGCGGGCTGAGGCGTCGTCCCAAGCGGCCTTGCCGACCTGATACATGCCCCGCTCGCCGGCCTTGCCCACGGCCTTGCGGTTGTGCCCGGACTCGACCGCGGCGACGGCCTCAAGGAAGGCGGCGTCGGTCTTGGCCTGGGCGTTGAGCCCGAGGAGCAGCAGGGCGACGACGGAGAAGCGCTGGTTGAGGGTCATGGCTGCTTGCCCTCCTTGGCGGCGTTCCAGTCTTTGATGCTGGACGGAAGCGGGTCATCGGGGAAGAACTTACGACCAAGCGAGATGTAATGAAAGGCCAATAAGTCCCCGGCCTTGGTCAGCCGCTCGACCTTGGCTTGTAATTCCTTGTTAGGGATAAGGGTGCAATTGCAGAAGACCATGAGGTGCTCGACCTCGGCCTTGAGGCGGGCGTTCTCGGCAATAGTATCATCGAACAATGCTCGGTTGAACTGTGCGTGTAGTTCACTCACATCGACACGGAGGCTTGCCAGACGATACCGCTCGGCTTCGG